ACCAGTTATACACCGTCATGCGAGCCGCGCCAAGTATGTAGGCTATCTCTCTTATAGAGATATCTTTTGCTATTGCGAGACGGGCAAGTTCAAGGCCGATCGTATTAGGACCGGCCTTGACGCGTTGCTTGATATTGTTTGAGTAGTAGCGCATGGTAAATGGTGGGGGACGGACACTCTCAGGCGGCACCCGGTGTCCTTATAGAAGGTGTACTCACCACCCCCAAAACCTATTTCACTCGTCGTCCCACTCGCCCAGCACCGCGGCAAGTCCCGCAGCGGGGGCAGCCTTAGTGGCCGGTGCAGATTTCTTCACCTCTGGCTCTGCTGGCTCCTCTTCACCGCCACCGTTATCATACTCCTTGGGAGCAGGCTTAGCAGCAGCTTTCTTCTTGGGCGCTGGTGCTGGCGCTTCCTCATCGTCAGCCACAGGTGCGGCCTTCTTCTTGGGCGCTGGTGCAGGAGCCTCGCCCTCTTCATCGGGAGCCGAAGCGGCAATCGCGGCAGGCTTCTTCCCGGGCATTGGGAGCGCAGCGGCTTGGGCTACTGGTGCCACACCGTCCTGCTGGCTCACGGTCATGGTGATCGCTTGCATCGCTTCGACAGACGCGCCCTTCTCAGACGTCGTTGCGTACTCGTCAGCTTCCAACCAGCGCATTGCTTTGAAGAACAACTTAGGCGTTGCGGCTGTGGTGTCGAAGCGCATGCGTGTGACCATCATGCTGATATCGTTGCCCTGTGCAGCGTGGAAGCGTGCGTACTCTTGCAGCGGACGGTTCTCTCCTTCGCCCTTGCCGAAGATGGAGGTAGCGGGGATAGTCAACTGCATGACATCGCCTTCCATGTCGTTGGCCAGCACCACCGCCATACGCTGACTGAAACGGCAAGCGCGGGAGTCGCCTTGGCCAGAGCCCTTCTGGTTGTTGGGGCAAGCCGCGCAGGTCGGTGCGCACTTGGCCTTCACTGCAGCGTCGGGCTTGTCACCGTCGCTGGACCAGCACACAGGGGCTGCCACTGCGTTCTCATCGAACGTACCTGCGTAGAAGGTGCGCGCCACTTTCGGTGCGGCGTTGGCAATAACCACGTCTAGGAAGCGCTCGTCAACTGCAGCCACTTCTTTACCGCCGGCGATCAAGCGAAACACGCCGCCCTTGATGGAGATACGCTTGCCTTGGCTTGCGCCGCCAGCGATAGCCTGTGCGACTGCGGAGAGAGCGCCCTTGGTGGCGAAGGAAGGACGAACTGCGGAAGGGTTGAATACTTGAATGTTGCTCATGATGTTTCCTAAAATTAAACGGTAGACGTTGTGCGCAGCGCGTGTACCACTGCGCGGAAGATGAAGTCTTTAGCCTGCTGCTCACGCGGAAGTTCCGCGAAGGGCCTGATGCACGGATGTGTCTTGGCCTCGGCATCTTTTACTTCGCCGTACTTCCACCCATCCGCTACCTTCTGTGTCATCCAGCTAATGTGACTAGCTTCTGGGCCAAAGTCGCCCATTGTGTGCAGGTCCACGCCCATGCGCGCGGACTCGCGTTGCCACGCTGGCGCTTCTTCCCATGTGGGCTGGCTGTTGTCGCCAAGTGCTTGGCAGTAGGCGCGGTTCACTTCGTGGCACACACGCGCAATCTTGTCGAGGGGGTTACTCATTTGGTTGGTTTCCTTACAGATACTTCAATCTCTGAAACGATGTTCAGACCAGGAGGCACATTGCCGGGGTTCTTCTCAAGGAACTCAGCCATGTTCTTTTGTGCAACGCGCTGCTCGTATAGATCAGCGGCGTCGTTCTCAACGACAAAGCGCTTGAAGGCGTCCTTGTCCATTGCGTAATAGCGTGTCTTCGTGATCAGCGACACGGTACCATACTCTGTCTTGGAAGACAGCGACCCCATTGCGCGCAGTTGGTCCTTCATAGTGGCGGATACCTGCGCTTGCTGTGCCTTCAGCGTCTCCACCTCGGTCTCATAAACCTTGGTGATGTCACTAATACGGTCACGAATCTTGACGTAGACTTTTGCAAGCCTATCCATTGGGATTACTTCATCGGTCATTTGCGTTTCTCCTAGTTATGTCCAAGATTATACATTGGATTGGGGGGTGTGCAAGATTTATTTTTAAGCTCCTTTAAGCTCCTTTAAACTCAAAGTCGAACATCTGGGACAACACAGCGTGGTCGTCCACCTTCTTATCCATTGCATCGAACATCTTCTTCTCGATGGGGCTGCCTTGGATATGAATAACCGTTACCTTGTCGGAGGTCTGCCCCTGCCGGTCTGCGCGCGCTATGCACTGCACGTACTGCTCGACTGACATCAGGGGACCAAAGAAGATCACCGTGTCCGCTGCTGTCAACGTAATACCGTGAGCAGTAGCCTGCGGCTGCATGATCAGCACGCGGGGCGTGTCGCTGTTCTGGAAGCGCTGAATAATGTCCCCGCGCTTCACCGCCGTAACCCCACCGTGAATCTCCTCCGACGCTATGCCGCGCTTGTGCATGAATGTGCTGATCTGGTCGATGCTGGCGCGGAACAATGCGAAGATGATTACCTTGCGGTCCGTCTCTTCCAGAATCTCCAGCAACACGTTAAGCCTTGGCGTAGCGTCGAACTCGATGACCTCTTTGTTTTCCGTTAGCGCAGCGCCGCAGGAAATCTGTAGCAGCTTGGATACCACGGCCGCCTTGTTCACCGCAGTGATCGTCTCGCCTGCAATCTGCGCGAGCATCTGGTCCTTGATCAGCTTGTAGTACTTGTTCTGCTGCGGTGTCATCGGCACCTCGCGCGTCTGTGTCAGTACTGGCGGCAAGTCGAGGCACTGTGCCTTCGTGAAACGTATCGCTGGCTGCAGTACGTCGTACACCATCTCCTTAGCGCCTAGCTTCGGGGCCCACTTGAACGTAGTGATTTTGTTCATCACCTTGTCGCGCCATGCCGTGAAGAAGTTTGGCACCCCGTTAGGATTAACAAGTTTGGCCAAGCCGTATGCGTGCAGTGGAGACTGCGCTGCAGGGGTACCGGTCATCATCCACAGGAACGTATGGGGCTGGATAATCTTTGCCAGAGACTTCCAGCGGCGGGTAGTAGCCGTGGCGTAAGCGTTAGCCTCATCCACGATGATCAGATCGAACCGACCATCCGCTTTTATCTCGTCGGCTACCAAGTTCAGCCCGTCGTAGTTGATGATCACGATCTCGTAGTCGCCTTGGATCATCTCTATGCGGCGCGTTGCTTGCGCATGGTGGGCGATAACTGCACTGCGGTGAATAACACTGCGGTTGATATCTCCCATCCATGCGCTCTGCATAATCGACAGAGGACATACGACAAGCACGCGACGAACTTCACCACGGTTCATCAGGTAGTCCGCTGCCCATAGCGCGCTGATCGTCTTGGCAGTACCCGGCTCGTTGAACACGAATGCCCTGCGGTGCAGTGTCAGGAACCCAGCCGTCTGCTTCTGGTGCCCCATCGGCTTGTAACGTCCGGGCCAGTTGTAGTTGCGGTTGATTGGCGAGGGTGCATCTTTGATGCCGAGGTTCTTCAACACTCGCATCTCATCCAAGCCCCAGAAGCACGTTACCTCAAACCCCCCGGGTATCTGCTGCACGTGTCGCTTGGGTATCACGCTGTACTTGTCAGCGTTGCGTGTGCGGAACTGCACCGCTTTGTTGTCGATGATGTCCATGCAGTTTATTTCTTGTTGTCACCGTACATCTTCGGCTGCCGCTTGCGCCACGCTTCGTTCTCGCTGCGCTTGATGACGCGCAGATTACTCTTGGCGTCTGGGGGCCCGCCGACATCCAGCGGTATGATGTGATCGACTTGTGTGTCGTCGCCCTTCTTGGCCTTGCCGCTACGCAGCGCAGCTTGGCGAGCGCGGTTGTTAGCCTCGCGCTTTTTGACGTTCTCTGGCTTGGCGTTGTACGCCTTCTGGAAAGCTAGTTTAGCTGGGGATGATTTAGTCATTTTATTTTTCCTCTATAGGGTTAGTTGACAAGGCGCGTTCTTCTTTAAGTAGGCGCAGTAGCTGCTTGAGTCCTTTGTAGCCCACTAATATATCTACACACAGACAGTCTCTTGGATGCCACACTCTGTAGTGGATGCGCCCGCGCTCGTTCAGTACGCGCCAGTGCATACCGTAGTCTTTTTCTGCTGCTGTCAGCAACCTAACAAAAGTAAGGGGGTAGTTGTCGGTACGTGTTAAGCGTGACACATCTCTATCTCCTTCCGTTGTATTCACACGTCGTTACGACGCAGTATTTCTTGCACAATCCCGAGGACTTCGGGTTCCATACCCCGCTAGCGTGCGCCTGTTCGATGCGCGCCACTTCCTCACGATACTTCCACCACAGGGGCTCCGCATCTTCTCGCTCCACCTTGCATTTGCGCACTGTATTCTTGAGTACAAACAACAGGCCGCCGGTTATGGAGCGGATGTGAGGGAAGTGAGCGAAGATCATTATCGCCATGAGTTCCAACTGCGAGATGTCGGGATACTTGTCAGAGCCCGACTTGTAGTCAAACACACGCGCTGTCAGGTTCTCGTCGTCAATGACTACCAAGTCTGCAATGCCGCGGACCCAACGGTTAGGGTCTTTGAAGTTGCATACCCGCAAGTCCTTGGTGAGCGCCATCTCGTACTCGGGGTACTTGCGCCCGGGCATTGCCATGAGCTTGTCCATCATCGGCTGCATGAACTTGAAGTCTGGGTCCAGCGGGCGGCCGTCCTTAATGAACAACTCGCACTGCTCGTGCAGCTTGGTGCCGTAGTCCGTAGCCGCCGTGTCTTCGCGCGGGTAGTTCTCAAGCACCTTCACCTCGTGGTATTTGCGAGGGCAGTTCTGGAAGTCCTTTAGTGATGAATGACTCCACGTTACGTTATGTTCAGAAGCCAATTTGTGCACCTACTTGTTGAATTCGTTTAGCCAGCGCATCAACGAACGCTTCGTCTTTTTCTCTGCGCGAGCCCATATCTTCTAGGATAGCGTGTACACATTCGTGCCATAGGGTTGCGCTTCGCTGCTTCTCGCTGCGCGGCCGGCCGGTGTGCCCCTTCTGGGCTATCTGTATTTGCTTGGTACCGTAGTAAATACGGCCAACCGTGTGCGGCGACTTAACGTCAATCTTGTTAACCAACAATACCTTGTACCTTGTCTTACCAATCCGAATCATTGTGTTTCTCCTTGTGTTGCTAATCCAAGCGCTTCTCTGCGCGTCATACCTTTTTTGAGCCTAGCGTAATAACGAGAGGTATTGCCGCCCGTGGCTGCTATCCAATCACCGACACTCTGCGTGACACCTCCATGCTCTATGAGCACCATGTTGGTCGTGTTCCTTGACTGCTCTTTCCTACTAGCCCATCTGCAGTTTTCTTTGCAGTAGTTTCCGTTACCGTCTATACGATCGAGTGTTAGTCCTGCCGGGGCGTTGCCCATGTCTGCCAAGAAATTCTCGTATGTACGCCATCTGTCAGTAACCGTAACGCCTTTACCTCCATAGCAGTGCCAATCCTTTCGCTTACTATTACTGCACCGGTCGCGCATCGCTTGCCATATGCCATACGTTCTGTCGGTGTAGCCTGTGATACGCGAGTTAGCGCGCCCGTGTGTTCTTGTTGCATCTCCAAGAACACTGCGCTGTAGACAACCGCAGGACTTCTTATCGCCGCTTCGCAGGCTGTGGGCTTTGGCTTCGCAACGCGCGCCACACACACACACGCAGACTAACCGCAACGCACTAACTCCGACAGCTTTAACACCGACTACACGCAGCCGTGTAAAAACTTTTCCTACAAACTCATTTCGCAAGTCCATATCTCTTGGCATAACCGACCTCACAGTTCAAAGGTATTCCAGACATCCACTTAGGCACCGCCACCATTTGTTCTGTAACAAACGCTTTGGCTTCTTCAGCTTCCTGCTCTGGTGCAATTATACCAAGCTCGTCGTGTACTGTAAACAGTATGTCGTATCTTTTAGACACACGCAGCATAGCGTCGGACATGACTATGCGCGCCAGCCCCTGCGTGCAGTTGTTAACCAGCTTGCCAAAATACAGATTGCCGCGAGCTTTACCCGTGTTGTACGTGTATTCCTTATGCCCGCGTTCGTTCTTTCCTACTTCTATTTCAGGATACTTCAAGCTCATGCCGTTGGCAAGCACAATCTCCTCTTTGCGGAATAGCAACACATCCTTGTGGTTATACTCCTCGCCGCCGATCAGACTTTCCTCAATCCGTTCGGTATTCAGTTTCCAGTAGTCCGTTACCGGTTCCGCAGTACTACGGTACTTCTCGATGATCGCCTTGGCTGCAAGGCAGTGCACAAGAAGCTCCTTGTCTGTGCACGTGTGGGGAATCTCCATCATCTTCTCCATGTGCCACTTATTGTTTATGAACCGCTCGACGGTGCCGCCGTGCACGCCCAACTGTTTGGCTTCGTCTTTGGTATAACGCTGCGGCGGCGCGCCAAGGAACCCAACAAGTAGCTGCGCGCTAAACGCCGCCCACCCCAACCCGTAGCCTGCACCTAATAGAGCGCTTTTTGCGCTTTGGCGAAGCAACGGATGGCTGTCTTTACTCAACCCCGGGATGCTGAACATCTGGCTGCCAAACGTAGCGTAGGGGTCTCCGCCTGCTCTGAATAGCTCCAGCATCACATCGTACCCAGCGAGCCACGCCAGTACACGAGGTTCGATCTGCGACAAATCTCCGGCTACAACAACGTACCCATCCGGTGCCATCAATGCTTTACGAAGAAACGACCCCCGCTTCATGTTCTGCAGATTTATTTGGTCCGTGCCCGACCAGCGCCCTGTCTCCGCACCGTAGTACTTCAAGGGGATGGGTAGGTTGCCGCGCGATGCGATGTCGATGAACCGCTGCGAACGTGTGCGCTCTAGGGTTGACTTCACGCGTAATCTTGCTTCACAAAGGAGGGCTACGTCTTCGTTGTCGCCATTGAGCATCTGCTGAAAGTGTGCATCGTTCTTGGCGAAGGCGAAGTTCTCTCCCACTGGGTTCGGCGTCTTCGGTGTGGGGCGCTTCTTCTTGGTTGGCGGGATGACTCCCAGCCCTTCCAGAATCTCAGCGAACTTGCCGTTGCTTGCCAAGTCCGACTCTGCCACACCCACACGCTCCAGCGCCACGCGCAGCTTCTCGTTCTCCTCGTCACGCGCCTTCTCTAGCATCGGTACGTCCAGCACGATCTGGGGGTTGGTGAACATGCGCAGCGTCATGTCAATAAGGCGCAACTCCTTGCTCGGGTACGGGTCCGCGATCTTGACACCGCCATGCATGCCGGTCAGCAGCCTTGTGAAAATCTCTTCGCACAAGAACACATCATGCTTGCAGTACTCGGCCAGTTCCTTCTCCACCTCCCGAGATATTTCCACCAGCCCATCCGTGCTGTGTACTGCGTTGCCCTTTGGCGGTAGCTCGAACTCCTTGGCCAGCTTTGCCAGAGAGTTTCCGACCTCCACACCGCGCAGCGCACGTGCCATCGATAGCGAGTCAAAGATGAAGCAGGGCTGTACCCCGTACACTATCGACAGGATGCCAACGTCAAACATAGCGTTGTGCGCAAGCACCGCAGTCTTTGTCCAGTCATACATGCGGAGTATCTTGGGCAGTTCGGCGTGACGGTACCACTGCGTTGGTTTGTCCGTACCATACTCATGGATGCAGCACCCGAACGCCTTGAAGCGTTCGTCACGGATGTAGTGCTCAGTGGTTAACTTACTGAGTGTGTAGTCAGAGCGATCCCAACGCGTCTCGAAGTCAAGTGCGAGTATTGTCTTAAAGGGTAGATTCACTGTAGTGTCTCCGGGGTTTCGTGAGTGGTGATTCTGTTTTGCATATACACGCCGGTGTTTA